TTGAACCAAACGGAAGAGATCATTGATCGTCTTGTCCATGGTCTGGCGCACAGCCACACCATCCACCCAGAACCAGTCGCCGTTTGAGTTGTAGGCCCACACACTGATCACCGAGTAGTCGGCGGTCTGCTTCTCAGAAGTGGCGAAGTCGGTGGTGATGTAGAAGTTGAACGACCCCTTGTTGGTCAGCAACTGGGTGCGTGAGTACCAGCGAATCTCAGCATCCTGTACCAGGCGCTCTTCTTCAGAGGTGATCCGAAGCATCAGCTCTTGGAAGAAGGCAGCAAGCTTGCCAGTCTTCACTGCCATGTCGTACTGGGCCTGCACATAGTCGAAGGTGAAGCGATCGTCCCAGGCACCAACAAACTCCTCACGCGTGCACGGGAATCGCTCGCACACCGGCCAAACGTTCACGTCCCAGGCCCCAGACTCCACAGCCTCAAGCAGGATGTCGTCTTTGTTAAAGGGCGTACCGCAGAAGATCACCTTGCGTCGGGTCGGATCAAGTGCGTGATTCACACCCTTGTAAACCGTGTCCTTGATGGCGATCATCGCTGCCTTGGACTTCGAGTCATCGTCGCTGACCAAGTCGTCAAGGATCGCAACCGTCGGGCGCTTGCCGAAAATTTTCGTTCCGCGAAGACCGGTCTTGGCACCGAACATCTTGACGCCCAGCTGATGACCTTCCTTGTTCTTGAACTCCATGTAGTTGTCGGTGAAGCTGGCTTCGGGCACCCACTCCTGCAAGAACGGGGAGTTGTTGTACCGAAACTCAATGTTCTTCCGTGCCGACTTCACACCGTTGTCCATGGAGTCGCCCACATAGATGAGCCCCTCTACTTTGCCAAAGCCCGGCAGCACACCGAACATGGCGATGAACAGCGTCATGTACTCCATGAAGAGCGTGGTCTTGGCTGCACCTCGGAAGCACAAGTTGGCCACATAGGAAGAGGTCGCCTCAGCGATCTTGTCCAACATCTTCAGGTGAACAGGCGGGGTCTTGTGGGACTCACCCTGCTTGCCGTTCACCAGCTTGATGAAGTTCATGAAGGTCAGAGCAAAGTCTGACGGCAGATACTCAGGTGAGTTGAGCACCGAGTAGTTGACTTGATCGAGCCACTGATCAAGCTCTTGTTTGATGAAGGCCACTAGGTCAAGCCTCGCTCTTGATTTCTGCGTCGATGATCAGACCCTGGCCCGCAACTTGCTTGGTTGAAATCCCACTTCGGATCATGTCACGTTGCTGCTCAGCCATCGCAGCGAGCGTCGCCTTCAGTTCGTTCATGCCCGAGTTCTCGTTGATGGTGATGGCCATGAGAGCACTCGCTTCCTTGGGTTTGGCCAGGTGCGTCAACAGAGAATTGGCAGCATCCGTGCGAACTTTCTCGCTCACTGCGTTCATCATCAGATCGGCCTGGACGTTCAGGGCCTTCTGGTGAAGGTCTTGGTTTAGCACCCAGGTTGGCACCAGGCTCTGCTCCAGGATCATGTTCACTAACTTACCTCGGTGGTAAGCGGACACGTAGGCAGCAATATCCTTCGAGCTCGTTCCTTTGGCGACCAGGTTGGCATGCCGTTGGGGGAAGGTCTTGAAGTAAGCGTCCTGGTTGGACATGCCCATGAGCTTGTGGCTCACGTAGCACACGGCATGGAGGTAGTCCTCTGTCTTGAACTTGCCTTCTTGCAGCACAGCCGTGTAGCTGATGAAGTTGTTGCGGATCTGCTCAGCGATGAGCGGGTCCGACGTGATGTTGTTCACGAGGTCGACCAGCGACTGTGTTGCGGCAGTCTTCAGATTGGCGGGCAGGGCTTTTTGAACAGTGTCGATCGTCAGCATGGTCTTCCTCAAATATAACTAGAGGGGCCGAAGCCCCCGACCCTCAAATTATCCCAGAACGCCTTGGCGTTTGAGACGACGTTGCAGCACCCAGTTGTGCTCGTTCATGTGATGCAGCTGCTCGGTCAGATCTGTGCGCTCTGCCGTCGGCAGTTCCTGAAAGACCGGACCATCGATGAAAGCCGTGAGCTTTCGGATGTCCTCACCCAGACGCCATGCTTCCTGTCGCATGCGGCTGACGAAGGTCTCTTTCTTGGGTTTGGTTCCGGTGGCATAGGCCCGCTCAAACACATCTCGTGGGGACCAGGAGATGTAGCCGGTGAAGCCCACCATATTGGGCGAACCGCCGTCGGTGTACTCGACCAGGTAACCTTCATCAGCACCGTTCTCGTCCGCAGGCAACTTCCAGCCACGAAAATTGTTGTAATCGACACGGTTCATCGGTGTAGCGTGAACCACCTTGGTACCGATGTACGTCTTCACCTCTGAACCAAAGAGGAGAGCCATCTTGTCCTGAGGGGCTGGGGCCTGTTCAATCAGAGCAGTCCGACTCCGCAGCTCGAAGCCCAGGTACCCCCAGAGTAAATCGGTGGCGTTCTTGTAGGCGATCGGTTCGCCGAACTTCGGATCGTCGTTCTCCGGGTTCACCGCTGCACTTGGCCGACCAGTCACAGCGAAGCCGTTCTTGGTTGTGATCACACACCACCTTAAAACTTGCCCTGTGGGTGAGACGTGCTTCACGTATTCCACGTGCTGGATCTGTGCCTCCATCTCTTCCTTCGACACCCTCGGTGCCACGGCCTTGGCGGCAAGCGACTCTTCAAGCAATTCCTTTTGGACCATAATGACTTCCGTTTTGTTGATGAATGCGGTTAGACTTTCGGTCTTCCTTTGCCGCACCCCGATCTTACTTCAAGTCCTAGAAATACTATAGGAATAGGAGGGGGCCTCCTTTTGTTTCACGTGATCGCTACGCTCCACGTGGAACCAGAGGGGCCAACAAAGGCACCCCATGAACATCTTCACTGAAACCTTCTGGCAGGGCTTCCCAGGTGCAGGTGGCCAGGTTCGGTACACACCACTCAACATCGATGGTGTGTTTCAGAAAGTCGACAAGTGGACCCTTCTTATCGTTGATCAGGCCCAAGTAGAGATCTGGCAAGGAGCCTTCTTGATGTTCGGTCGAGCTATTCCGATGCACATCATCAAGGACGGTCGGATGGTTCTCTTCCACGAAACCAAGACCTATGACAACTTCATCTATCCCTACGATCCTCGTCAGTATCCAGACCTGGAGCGCACCAAAGAAATCACAGTGAGCTCGTTTTTGTGAAGGCTTCCTTGTAAGGAATCGCCTACGAATCAGATAGACTTGGCAGTGTGGACCAGCGGGCTTCGGCTTGTAGATGTGGTTGCCAGACCCTAGCGAATCCAGGGGACATATAGATCGCAGTCAGAGCACTCGCCCTCCTAGCAACTAGACGAAAGTCAGTTGTCGTCAGAGAGTGTGATCTGTCACCATAGCCGGAGATGGTTCAATCCTCCGGCCACCATTCTTCCAGTCGGCATCTCCTCCCCATCCTGCTGTCATGAGCCGACTGGATCTTGTCCCCACAGAGGTACGAACTCTGTGGGGATTTTTTTGAGAGTTACCTCAAACATATATCGCATATAGAGATATTTTCTAGCAATATTTTTAGAGGGTCGATAGACACCAAAGATATGCTGGGATAGATCGGGTTCTAGAAAAGTTCATATGTATGTTCTGTTGCTGGGTTGGGCCCTCAGGCCCACCCCTTACACAGGTACACCCCCCCCATGCTTACACAGTACACATGTGCGGGGGCCACCCCTGTTAAGCCTACGGCTCTGATGCAGCACTATCGCTGCTATCTCTAGGAGCCTCCATGTCTACCATCCGTATGACCTTCGGTACCGTACTTGGTACCGTATCTAACACTGCAGTTGCCATCACCAACACCGTTGGAATGGTCAACACCGCAGTGTCCATTGCCTCTGGCTACGTCGATGTCCTTGCTCAGAAGCAAGTCAAAGACAACATTGCTGAACTCAGCAACTATGAACAGAAGCTCATTGAGCGTCTGTCTCAAGAAGATACCGAGCGTCAGCTCGCTATGCTGGAATTCACCAGCAAATCTACTGCTCATGCAGAGATGTTCTCCGCAAACATGGAACGCTACAAAGAACTCTTCGTAGCGAAGAAGTAACTACAAAACAACCCTTAGGGGTTGTTCAATATAGATAGATAGGAAGGACTGAAAAGATAGATAGATTCTCTCAGGAGAATCCTACTTTTTCGATCCTCCCAAACAAATCGTCTTTTCTCGAAAGACAAATCTCAATCCCCCAAACCTAAACCTAAGGACAAATCGTCATGGCTGGAATCTGGATTCTCATCATCGGAGTATTGCTCTGCATCTTTGGCTATGGCCAAGCAGAAGTAATCTCAGGCTTCATCTGCGTAGCAGCTGGAGTCCTACTCGTTGTCACCAAGCTGGGTCTACTTGACCCTTTTCTTTAACGTCTCGTTAGACATAAATAGGAGTAAGTCAAAATGGAATTCCTCGAACACCTCTCGCGTCAGTACATCATGTATGCGCTGATCGCTCTCACCTTCATGCTGCTCTGCTGCATCGTTGCGTACGAGTTCGGTAAGCACATGGTGCATGCACAAGTCGAAGATGCAGTGCGTCAAAACATCTCCATCGAGTTCACGATGGCTGGTGCTACACGCCTCTATCGCGTTGTGCCTGCTTCTGCTTGGCACGAGCTTGTCAAGCGCGACAGCACGAACAACCCAATTCATTGGGTCGATTGAACCTTCGGGTTCTTCTTTGAGTGGGGCCTACGGCCCTTTTGGTTGGTTTCCAATTCCGGGAACCAATCCGTTTTTCAACCACAGGTCTTAGACCTAAATAGGAGTTATCACCATGGCTATCGATTTCACGCAAGCAACGTTCGGCAAGAAGAACAGCGGTTCGGTCGGTTCCAAGAACGATCTTCCGAAGGCTCAGTTCTGGATCAACATCGGCTACTCGGTCAAGGTGCCGGTCGTCGAAGCTGGCGGCAAGCCGGCTGGCGAAGAAGACCGCTTCGTGTCGCTGCCCGTCGGCATCCCGCTGGACACGCAGGAGCATCTGGCGACCAACAGCCGCAATGAAGGCTTCACTGCCTTTCAGACGGCACGCAACGACCTGCTGGATCAGATCCACGCTGCTGCCAAGGCTCTCAAGCCGGGCGAAGAGAAGATCCTGAACCTGCAGATCCAACTGCGTCGCATCAACGAAGATGCAGCGCCGATCGCAGCTGCGGACAATCCGTTCGTGAAGAAGCTCGACCTGTAATGGGTTGAGCGAGGAGGAACAGGCTTAGCTTAGGCTAAGTTTGTTCCTCCTTTTTAGTTCTACTGGATAGACACTTGGCGATACGCTATGGGTCTACTTTTTTCAACTTTTGGCGATAGCCACCTAAAACCTATGATCACATCGGAAGACTTCCTCAAGGCGACTGGTATCGAGCCTCAGCAAGACGACCTGGAGCGATCCAACTGCTCATCCAATGGGCAGATGGGTCACTTCGATTGTGGGTGGTGCTTGTCCAAGAACCTGCCCAACTTCATGGTGCAACCTGCTGAACGGGACTGTCCCGTTCTTTGATTTCTTTCTTTGGGTTATCTAACCCTCAACCTATCTAGGAGGTATCCATGCTCCCAACACCGATCAAGGTGCAAGCTGTCCGTCGCATCCGTGAGGTGCTCAAGCTAGGTCTCAAGGAGGCCATTGCCTTCTATGACTATGGTCCTGGAAGCTGGGAAACCAGGCTCAGTGGAGCTGCTGAAGCAGAGACACCTGAGGCTCGTGAAGCACTCATCCGTGCTGCACTCATCGAGTATTACGAAGCTCTCAATGCTCGTCAGCATGGTGGTGTCGCTCAAAACCGTGCCTTCAGCAAGATCGAGACGATCCTCAACATGAGTTGGGGTGAGTATCGACGCAACACGAAACCCTAATCGGTTCGTCCCCCAACATAACCAAGTAAGGTAAGACGCATGAAACGCATCCTTCGCTTCGCAGGCATCGGTCCAAGAGACACACCTGCAGATGTCCTTCCTCTCATGGCCAGCATTGGCCAGCAGCTTGCTGCTCTGGGATGGACAGGCGTCTCTGGCTATGCCACTGGTGCTGACCAGGCATGGCTTCAGTTCGTACCTGTTGAACAGCAACAGGTATGGCTCCCATGGTGGGGCTACAACGATGCCAAGCATGGTGACCCTCGGTTCCAGACGACAGGCATCCACAGTGCCATCGTGGACGTGGCACGAGACCATTACCTGGCCGGTGACTGGAACAAGCTCAAGACTGGTGCCCAACTCCTGTTCATCAGGAATGTGGCCATCATGGCTGGAGATGAGTTGGAAGTCGGCGTGGACATGTGCCTCTACTGGCAGAGCGAGAAGAATGAAGGCTCTGTCTTCGGTGGCACCAACCATGCAGTGCGTGTCGCCAAGAGCGCTGGCATTCCGTGCTTC